GGCCCGTGAGAACCAAGCGATGCAGCGGACATCTCATCACCGTCGCTCATGTGTCAATCTCCTGTGCTCGATGCCGCTGATCGCAACCGTTAAGCCGCCCCACCTTTCCGCCACTGCAGCGTCGTCTCGTCAGTCTCGCCACGACGCTCAGCGTAGTGCCGCTCACGGCACTCTCTGGCCCGCTTAGCAATCTCGTCTGGCGTCGGGTCAGCCACCAGCATGACAGACACCCGTGGCCTCTTCGGCAGCCCGTGCTTCTGTCGCATCTTGTTGAGCGTGTACAGGCTCACGCCAAGAGCGAAGGCGATGTCTGGCGTTTCCATTTCGCTGTGCCAGAGCCTGAACAGCTGCGGAACGTCGATGGCCCTCTTGGTTCCACGAGCACGCCGAGGCCAGCCGAAACGCTTGGCAGCATCAGTGACGGTGTTGGCCGAGCATCCGAGCCGGGCGGCAATGTCCTCGTTTCGCATGCCGGTATCACGCAGCCGCCTCATCTCGGTGTAGTCCAGGCGGTGTGCCATCAGCCCTCCTCCGCAAGCGGCATGATGACGCCCGTGTACGGGCCGCACTTCACGAGCACGCGGCTCTGGGCGTCTTTGATGTACACGTCAACGTGCGGCTCTTCGTCCTGCGGCAGATGGGCCAGGAACTGGGCCAGGTACTTCGGGTCCAACTTCGTGCTCTCCGTCGAGCCGGCCGCAATCGTGGGGCATATCACCCGGCTCTCGCCGTACTCGCTCGAGCGGCCCACGAGCACCAGCGTATTCGCAGTCCAAGTCAGCGTGATGCCCTTCGACTGCTCGCTCGTGACGATGGCCGCCGACTGCACCGCCTGGAGCAGCTCGACGCAGTCGATGACGGTTGGCTCGCCTTCGGCCTCACCGACAACGTCGCGCCACCTTGGGTAGCGGCCGTCCACCAGCCGGCCAGTGATGGTGCAGCCGTCCAGCGAGAACCGGACTTCCTTGCCGTTGGACTCCACCTGCACGCTGCCGTCACCCGTGGCCATGCTGGCCACCGTCGCCAGCACTCGGGCCGGCACGATGGTCTGCGAGGCGTCCACGGCATCGTCGGACTCAGTCTCCACGCACGAAAGCCGGCGGCCGTCAGTAGCCACCCAGTGCTGCCGGGAACCGTCCGCCGTCTGCTCCACGTCGAGCATCACGCCGCCCAAGGCGTAGCGGCTGGACTCGCTGTCCGTGGCGTACGTCGTGGCTTTGGCTGCCCGTGCGAACTGATCCGCCGGCAGGCGGCACACGGCCTTGAGCTCGCCGGCGTCCCAAGTCGGGTACTCGGCGGCGTCCTCGGTTGGCAGCGTCCACGAGCCGGCACCACACTTCACCGTCACGCTGGACTCGCCAACCTTCAGCGTCACCTCGTCACCCGTGGCGGCCCTGAGAATCGCCGCCAGGCGATGAGCCGGCAGCAGCATGGCATCGCCGTGGTAGTCGATCTCACGGTCGATCCGCACCTCAAGATCCGTTCCCGTCATCAGCCCGTCACCGAGCCTGACGTTTTGTAGCACAGGCTTTGAATGCCGTGACGGCACCGCCTTGAGCACATCGGCCAGTGCCGCCCGTAGCGTGGCAGTGCTGAGAGTTATAGACGCCTTACGTTCCTTCGTTGCCGTTGCCATTCCTTGGCCCCTTTGTTGCGAGTGAAACACCAACCAAAATGCCCAGTGCGAACGTCGCAGCGAGCGTGACTTGTCCAAGCGAGATCCAGACGTAGTCCGAGATGCTCATAGTGCGGCCCCCGGATCGTCGCCGTCCTCGAGCAGCGGCCACCGTGGCTCGTTTACGGCTTCGATGTGCTCGAAGTAGCAGGCCTGCCTGACGAGCCGGGCCTGCAGCTGCACGATTGCGTCGGCCGCAGCGAGAACGAGTACCTGCTGATCTCGGATCTGGCGCACGGTGTGGCGGCTGCGGCAGTTCTCCACGGCAACGTCGCACGACAGAGCCAGCTGCTTCAGCCCGGCGATGATGTCGGCGTTTGTCATTGCACCACCTCAATGTTGCGAGGACGGCCAGGCGTTCGGCGGATGAAGCCCTTCTTTTCCAGGGCGTCGAGGTGCCCCGTCGCAGCGTGCGGGCTCTTCGCACCGATAGCGGCGGCGATCTGCCGGCACGTCGGCGAGTACATGGCCATGTTGGCTTTGATGAAGTCCAACACTTCCTGCTGGCGTGCGGTCAGGCGTTCCTTGGCGGTCTGGGTCATATGCCCTCCTTGGCGGCTGCGAGTTTTCTACGTGTACGGTCAAACGCTTCTGCTACTTCTCCGGTGAATGCCTTCGGCGGTGGCGGTGCGTCGGCGAAGTCACGGCCTGACTGCTTGCCAGGTGCATCGTCAAACGAGCCGGCTAGCACCTTGTCCACGAAACCAGGCGAGAACAGCTGCAGCATCGTGGCCGGCGTCTTGAAGAACCGGCACTGAGGCAGCCGCTCGATGGCGGCCAGGGCATCGCGGCACCAGTCGGGATCGTCCGCCAGGTGGGCGTTCTGCTTTGGCGGGCGGTCCAGTTTCCACGGCTTGAGTTTCCGGCTGGCGTTCCATGCCTGCAGGATCTCTGGCCACGCCACACGCGGGGAGGATGATGAATTTCTCTTCTCTTCTCCTCTTAATTCTGGGGCGCTCGTGCGCCCAGGGTCCGACGCATCAGCGCCCTCACCCTGGGCGCTCGTGCGCCGCACCTCCCTATCCTTGGCATGTCGGACGGCAGCCTGCACCCGAGCCTTGGCCGAAGACGAAAACCGACGCTCCCATCCTGGGATCGCCACAGTCCCCGAAACTTCGTCCACCTCGAGCCAGCCGACACGCTGGACGCCCGCCCAGAACGTGTCACTGCCACCAAACAGCCTGGCAAGGCGACGCACTGTCATGCGTGCCGTGCCGTCCTCAGAGTTCATCGCTGCCCACAGCCACAACTGCACCAGGCGGCCGATCACGGCGTCGGCCGGATCGCCCGTCTCGTCCACCAGCTCGAGCACCTCGGGCTTAGTGGACAGGTTGCAGTCAATGGGAATCCATTCACCGGCCATCCATGGCCTCCTCGCTTTTGGCAATCAACTGCCGAACCTTTTCTCTTGCCGCCTCAATCGGACGTAGCGAGTCACGCTTGTGGCCGTACTCGCGGTGCGGGTAATCGCTGACGCGCTGAACCGAGTAGTTCAATGACTCACGAATGACGCCAAGGTCTTCGATTGTTAGGTCGACTTTACTGGACATTAAAAACCCCCTCATCGCTCAAGAGCCCATTCCGCTACGACATCACGCCAGTCTGGCAACGACTCAAAGACTTCTGTGTCAAACACAGCAAACGGGTCGCCGCTTCCAAACCTATGGTTGACAACGTGAACAGCGACGCCAGGAAACATGCGGTCAAACTCGGACTGGTAGTACGCGGCATCGTCAATGACGTTTGGAAAACCTTCAGCGCCGTCAATACTTTTCCTGTGACACTCCTTGCCGTTGCGGCTGAAGTAGTCAGGTATGCGGATTTCCTTAATGAACCGCGAGACGTTGTCTCTATTTAAAATCAGTCCGCGATCAGCGTTTCGCCGGCCAAAGGACCGCATGGCCAAAAGGCACCCGTCGTTGTCTAGGACGTGAAATCCAATCTGCAAAGCCTCTACGGGAAACTGGAGATGCCATGAAGATGTCTTCGCATCAACTACCTTGAAGCAGCTGCCAGTCGGGTGCCAGATGCGTCTGTCAGCCCTCAGCCTGACGGCCAATGAAGCTGGGCTGTAGTCGCTCGCCATTCGATTTTTTTCATCGGCCGGAAGGATGTCGTGGTAAGCACACGGAGCGCCTGGCTTGCAGCCCAGCATCTCTGCATACGCGACCACTTCCTGCAGCAGCTGCTCGTGCCGATCTGTCACGGTCAGCCCTCCTTAATTCGCTTCGTGGCAATCGACGCATATTCAGCGTCTAGCTCGCATGTAATCCACTTTCTTCCAGACTGTTTTGCAGCTAGCGCGGTAGTTCCGCCACCGCAAAATGGATCAACAACGAGCCCGCCTTGAGGCGTCAATCGCTCGATGTAGTAGCTGGCTTCAACAACTGACTGCTGCCACGGGTGGGCCGACTTTTCCTTGTGCGATACGACAAGGTCTTCGACCATTGATCCAGTGTCGAAACGTCCAGTGCCATTAACAAACCAGAGCATGGGCTTCCACTTAGCGCGAATGCCTCGCATGGCCATCGCCTGGCCTGGGCCTTCGTGGTAACAGCACAGCGTCCAGTAAAACTGTAGATGACGGCTCACCAGCTCACACACGTCGGCGGTCGCGTACTGGCCGAGGTAGCAGATTAGTGACCCGCCAGGCCGCAGGATGCGTGCGGCCTCTCGTGCCATGTCTTCGTACAGTGGCACCGTCTCCTTGTCGTACGGCGGATCCGTAAAGATCAGATCCACGCACCCGTCAGGGATAGACGGCAAGATGGTGCGAAAGTCACCGAGCCGCACAATGTCTCCGTCCAAAAACCCGGCCGCTGCCGCCTCCTTCTTTTTCTCAACGGCACGTACCTCGGCACGTTGTTTCTTGATTTCCTTGTCAACGTGATTGATAGAGATTTCGCCCGATCGCAACTTTCCAATAGTCTCGTCACTCACAAGGCCGTCGGATGTGGCTTCTTCAATCCTCTTGACCTTCGCGACTGTGTCGTGCGATACGTTGGCGGCCTTGGCTACTTCCTTTTTTGTGTCGATCGGGTTGTCAGATTTCTGACGACCCGAATCGCCAGACCCTCCGCCCTTTCTGACGTTCTCCTTCGCCCTTTTTGCTATCGTCTCCTCAAGTCGAAGCGCTAACTGCGTGCGAACGTAGGCAGACAAGTTCCGCCTGCCGAACTGATTTCGAATGATCCACTCTTCGGCGTGGCTGCGGTCACCGAACCGCATCTCCTCAATGTCAAAGCTAAGTTCCAGCCTAGTGCAGATTTCGTAGCGGTTGTGGCCGTCCAGCAGCGTCAGCGTGCCTTTACTTGCCCACACCACCAGCGGATCTCGAGCACCGCCGTTCTCGGCAATGTTCTCTTCCAGCTGCTTCCGCTCTTCGGCAGACAGCGGCGGAATGAGTGCCGCAAACTCGGCGTCAACGATGATGTCTTCAAAAACCTGCGGCATGTCACTGCCTCCTTGCGTTGTGTTCTGAACCCGTGCCTACCGTGGCACACTCGTCAAGTGGCTCTTCGCCAAATCGTTGCCATCCGTCCGCTGCTCGTCCGCCTGGTGCCGCTCTCCACGATGAGTCCCTTGCGTGCCAGCTCAACCCGTCGTGGCCGCTGCGTGCTCGCCGGCATTGGTATGCCGCTCTGCATCTCCTCGTCAGTGGCACCAGCCGCACCGCGCGTCAGCAGGAACTCGTACACACGCCGCTGCATGGCGTTCAGCGTTGCCGGCGTCAGCGAGTCGGCGGCCTGCATGCTCGTGCGGCTCGTCTGCACGGCTGGTGCTCGAGCAGCTGCGAACAGCGGCAAGTCGTTGCCTGTGATCATCCATGCGTCAACCATCACAACTCCCTTTGTGTGTTTGCCGGGTTACGCCCGGCGCGTCCGACTCACCGCCGGATCTACGGCGTCGGATGCCGTGGTTACTCGCCACCTACGGCTAGGCGGCCAATGCGGCTGTCGCTGAGCCTGCTGCCAATGGCGTGGCTGTCAGAAACCCTCGCCGTAGCGAGCCTCCATGTCGTTGTCGTAGGCGTCCTCGCATCCGGCCTTGCGTGCCGCACCAGCGTTGCCAGGAACCGACGGCACTGCGGACTGCTTCAACACACGGCACGGCTGAACCGGAATGAACGGATCGCTGGTGTCTGCGTACGCCGAGATGTCTGCCTCAAGGGCAAGCCTCGCTCGTCGCCGGTTGATCTCTCGGTCTCGGAGGCTCATGCGGACACCTCGTGCTCGGCGGCCTCGTGGGCGAAGTCCGTTCCGCTGTCATCGCCGATGAGCATCTCGGCTTTGTGCTTCATCAGTTCCACGAGCTCGTCGTGCTGGGCCTGCGTGAACTTGCCCTCAGTCAGCCGCTGCTCAACCAGCGTGCGGAGCCGGTCAAGAGCGGAGATGGTGGCCGCTGCGCTGACCGCCAGGCGGGCCTTGCCAACGGCGTCGTCTTCCAGGCGTGGCGGATCAAACTTGGGACGCACCACGACGGGCTCTTTGGCCGGTTGAATGGCCGCTTCCGCCTGCGGGTAGTCCTGGGCCTCCTCTGCCGTCACCAAGCCCTTCAGCACGTCAGGAAATGCGTCACGCAGGGCGAAGCCCCTCGCCCGCAGCTGCAGCATCCTCTTGGGGTACTGCGTCCACGGGCCAGACTTGCCCCACAGGCCAGCCTTCTTGGCGTCGGAAACGCTAAAACGTGCCACGACGTTGGCGTCTTTGCCCTTACGGCTCGTCTTGCAGACGGCCGTCATGTTGTCGCCGTCTCCCTCAATCGTCTCGTGAATGCCGTCGCACACAGGGCTTGCAAGACACAGAGCCAGCGCCGCGTCGCCCCAGATCGCTGGCCTGCCGTTGATGCAGGCGATGTTTTGAAGGCTCTGCATCGGGCTAAGACCGATCTCGCTGCCGTGCTGGATCGCCAAAAGGCACGACTCTGGCTTTCCTCGAAAGTCCTTGGGTGCAAACTCGCTGGCCGCCACCATCTTGGAGAAGCGGAAGGCGTCATCGAACGATTGAAGAGCTAATCCGCTGGCCCGTTGCGTGCTGATTTCTGTGGTCATCTCGCGTCCTTTCGTATGTGAAAACCAACCCTTTTTGTCGTTTCTGCGATATGAAAAGCCCGCTCGGCGTCCTGCTCTGCGGGTGTTGATGCGTCCGTGCTGCTGGTGCTCCGCACCACTCCTTCCGCCATCCGGTTCCACCGGGCAGCGGTCCTTTCTGCGATCAGTGCGTGATGTCGGCCATCGGCACGTAGACCCAGCTGCCGTCCGTGTCCACGCAGATCTCTCCACGGTCGTTCACCCACTCAACTCGGCCGCTCCAGCGACGGCCGGCGGTGCAGCCGCTGACGAAGTCGCCAACGGCGGGCTCGGGCTTCTTGTGAACCGGGCTCACCGTCTGCTCGTGCAGGCCGGCGACGGCGGCGAGGTACTCATTTTCAGCCGGCGAGGTGTCATTTGTGATCATCGGTGGGGATCTCCTTCTCTTGGGGTGTCGTAGTGTACGCCTGTTCATGTTGCAGTCAAATCATTTTCCGTCACGTTTCTTCAGCGACGTAATCCGCAGTGCCAAAACAACTTCTGTGCCTTTGTTGCGGTACGGCCACATCATGTCGCAGTACCGCAACTACTGTCAACAACAAAATCATTTGAACGGGTAGCCACCCAATTCCAGCGAGATCTGAATGGCCAGCTCATCCGACATGGAGAACCATTCGCCACGTATGCGGGAGTTCTTGTGCCTTTCGTGCAAAAGAGCCTCGACCTCCGATGCGTTTGGGGTCGGTATGAATGCAACCACACGCAACTCATCCGGGCTCGCAATCTGAAGGCTTCGAATTCTGGTTAACAGGCAACTGTCGGTCCTCCCAATTTTCACGCATCCGCGGCCATTTGAGGCCAGATAGACGCCACGTAGGGAGCGATACCTGTCCTGCGAATACACCCACGCTCGCAAGAAAACGGCGTCGCCGCAATCAATAGCGGCAGGCTCGTTTGGCGCATTGCATAGCAACCAGTCTTTGCCGTAGTTCTCTGCCAAATCCTTGAACTGCCTTAGCGAGTTTGTCCCTGGAACAGAACGCAGAACAAGCGTTCTTGCGTGATCAGGAACGGACCAGTCAAAAAGGAAATCTCCGATATACCCAACCACTGGAAAAACTTGGGTTGTCAAGCCTGTTTCATCGTTACGAACGCTCAGTGCATACAGGTTGTCAAACGTCACGATGTCCGGCCTAACCCAAAAGCGGTAGAGATACGTTTCTGAAAACTTTAGGCCAGCAGGGGCCAGCGGCGTTTCTTGCTGAATGGTCACGGTTGCCTCCGGTTACAGGAACTTCCACGGGAGTGCGGCCAAGAGTTCAATGAGATCGTGCAGTGCTCGAGCAGCCGGCGAGTCGGTGCCGAGCTCCTGGCCGATGCGGACCAGCACAAGGGCGGGAAACATTCTGTCGATCGTTCTTCGCATCCGGCCCTCCATGCGCCTAGCGGCTTATTGTTGCGACAGCGGACGCCCAATCAATCGCCAACACCTACATAGTAGCAGTATCGCAACTACGGTCAAGTGTTCTTGAGAAGATTTTTGAAAGAAACACAAAGACGCCTATGGTTAGCGGGCTTTCCGCTTCTTGGCGGCCCGCTTTCGATTCCCGGCCCGGCTGGTCAGAGTAGACCGCAGAGACTCGGCTGATGCCCGGCTCACGCTCCACGCTCGACCATTGACGAGCCAGCCATCGAGCCGGCCACCGCTGGTTCTGTCGGACGTGGGCTTGCCCTTGGCGTCCTTTGGCAAATGCTCGTAGAGCTCTCGCCGAATGAACTGCTCTGAGCAGTCAGCGATCTCCGCTGCCTTTGCAACCGATACCCAATCATCTTGAACCGCCATTGCAATCATGCCTCAATCGTAGTGGCGGAACCGCAACAGTCAAACCGCATGGACTTTCAATCCTGCTGGTTGCCCCGGCCAGCCGACCCGTCGTAGGATCGACTGCCGGGGCAGTTTCAGCGGAGAGGGCTCCATTGAACACTTGTACACCTCGGTAAACTGAGGGCCGAAAAGGAGGTGTCAGATGACGCTGTACGAGTTGCTGGATCGCTATGCATTGCTGATGAATTTGTCCGATAGGTCGGTTTCGCTCTACGGTCACACGATCGACAAGTTCAAAGAGTTCCTTGGGCGTGACCCGCTGATCACGGACCTTGAGGATGTGGCAGTGTCTAAGTTTTTGCGATGGAGGGCGGCCAATCCATGCCGTGGCCGATTGGTGAGCCCGCACACTGTGGCAAAGGACCGCAGTCAGTTGCTAGCAATCTGGAATTGGGCCTGTAAAAAGAAACTGCACCCAGGCGAGTGGCCAGGCCTGCCTCGCCAAAAAAAGGTGAAACGGACGCCGACGGCGTACACGGTCGAGGAGATAAGCAAACTTGTGAAAGCCGCCAGAGATCGTCGCACCATGATGTCTGGCGTGCCATCAGCCTGGTGGTGGAGCACACTGCTGCAAACGGCTTGGCAAACCGGATGCCGAATAGGAGAGCTTCTCGCGTTGCGCTGGCGCGAAGCAGACACGACGAACGGAAGGCTCATGTTCCTAGCGGAAACTAGGAAAGGCAGAGAGCGGGATCTGGTCGCCCCAATAACAGCCGAGCTTGCTGCTGAGCTAGAGACTTTTAGAGGTCCGCCAGACGCTCTGGTGTGGCCTAGGACGGGGCATCCGCTATCGCACTATGCATCCATGAGATTGCTGTGCAAAAGGGCTGGCGTGCCTTCTAGGGCGTTCCACGCCATTCGGAAAGCATCTGCCTCGTACGTCGCAGCAGCTGGAGGAGATGCCACGGCGCATTTGGGCCATGCCGATCCCGCCATGACCCGTGGCCATTACCTCGACCCGAGGATCACAGAGACCAACCGTGGGCTGGATTTCCTGCCGCCACTGGACTTGCGAGAGCCGCCGGCAGCGTAGTTTTTCTGCCACAAAACGTGACACGATCCGGGCACAGCCGGGAGATGTTGAGGAAAGGGAGTAAAACTCAACACCTTCAACCGGCTGGCCCGGATCAGTAAGAAACTTGCGGCTCGTTTTCTTTCAACGCCGCTGCCACCTTGAGCCGCTGAACCTCGCCCACTAGGTGCAGCACCATGGCGGCCAGCGAGCCCGAGGTGCCGGTGTAGGCACCAGAGAACCGCCGTGCGGCCTGCTCGCACTCAAGCAGATAGGCGTCGGTGAGCGGCTCAGCCACGGGCTTCCTCATCGAAAAGCACAATCGCCAGCAGGCTATACGCAGACAGGTCGAGCAACGTATCGCGCACTCCCTCGTGTACAAGCCGCCCAGTGCGGCAGTACGTCTTTAGCCGCTGCACCTTGTCGGCCACTCGCACCAAGCAGCCACGCCAAGGCTCGATGCCAACGAACTCCGCACCCTGGCGGATGTTGGCTAGCGGGTCGCTTTCACTTCCGTAGTCCTGGCTCTTGCTCAGGTGCAGCTGCCGCAACTCCTCGAGCAGTTCCAGAAACGGCAGCGAGCCTGGCTGCTCACGGTTCAACAGCCCGTCGCCTCGCAGGCGTTGCTGCTCCAGCAGATCGTCAAGGTACTGCTCGTTGGCGATGCGGTCCCATTGGACGTGTTGCGATTCCTCTGCTTCGGCAACTTCGGGCAGAGCTTCCGTTACAGGCTGCGACACGTTGCCGAACCGCTCGATGATGTCATCAGCGGTCGCCCCGCCTTTGGCCTGCATGGTGTCATACCACTCCTCGTGCGGCTTGCCGGCGGCCTGGGCCTCACGGCGAATCTCCACGGCTTGCCGCAGCTTGGTGTTGGCATCTTCAATCGTCGTTGTCATGGCATTCCCTTTTTCTGAAACCGGAAAATCGCAGTTTGCGGAAAGCGTCAAGCGGTCCGCACGGTGCCGTCGCTCATGACGCGATAGTTCTGCACGTCAAACGCACCGCCATTGTGAACGGTGGCCATTGCAAATCCCCAGTTCCACCGATTGATCCGTGCGTAATCGGGCCGCAAGTCGCACAGACAGCCGGTGCTCCAGCACGCCGTTTCGTGGTGCCACATATCGGACTCGGCATGGTTGCTCGTACGGTGGGAGTGTCCCACTAGCCCACTGGAGCCAGTGCGAAGGAACACGCCACGGGCCACATTCACTGGGGCAGCCATGCCGCTTGGCAACTCGTGGCCGTGCAGCACTGGCAACTTGCCAAGCATCACGGGCCGCTTGTCCTCCACCAGCGTCACGCCGTGCTTGTCCAAGTCCAGCCACGCCCCAAGGCTCATGCGTGGATCGTCGCTTATCTCGGCGGCGTGCTGCCACAGCCAGTGCGTCCACCGCTCCTCGTGGTTGCCGAGCTTGTAGACGATGGGGATCTCTGGGAACTCATGCCGCACGTATTCAATGAACGCCCGCACGGCGTCGAGCTCGCCCTTGAAGTCCCGCTGCGTCGGGTCTTTCATGTACCGACTGATGGCATAGAAGTCGGCGATGTCTCCGTTCAAAAGCAACGCCGACAGATTCTGATCCTTGAGAAAGCCAACGGCCGCAGCCACGGCGATCTCAGAGTGATACGGCACATGCACGTCACTGATGATGCCAACCGGGCCGAGTACGTCGAGAACGTGCGGAGTCCACGACTCGGCCATGCTCTTAGGCATCGACCGCTGCTCGCCGGCCTTCCGCTGCTCACGGGGTGCTACGGGCTTGACCCTCTTTCTGCTATGCACACCGTTGACGCCAAACTGCCGGGCGATCCGCTTTCGTGCCTGGTCTAGCGTGATGGCGTTGTGTGACTCACGCACCAGGCGTCGAGCCAGAGTCCGAGCCGGCGCGTCAGGATGCCGCTGGCACAGTCGCTTGGCCATCTCGGTGATTGCATCACCCGCCATCGCTCACCTCCCTGTAGCCGAGGCTGTAGAGAACCTTGGCAATATCCTTGCCAGCCTGCTCGGTGTGCTCTTCGCTCGCCGTTGGGTAGAGAGCGTGAAGCAACTCATGCACGATGATGGTGAGCCGATGCCTGCCCCTGAGGCCGTCGTGAATCAAGATCCGTGGCCGCTTGCTCTTCTGGCTGAACGTGTAGCCATAGGCCTGGCCTTTGAGATCCGTGAACCGGATCAGCCACCGCTCGTCGCCGTTCAGCGTGAATACGTGATCGTCTGGCACGGGCGGCCCTTTCGCTTCTAACCGTAGCGAGGGCGTCAACCGATGCCGATCTTGCGGCCAAGTTCGTTCAAGGCCTCCTGACGCTGCTGGCATCCGCAGTCGCCCCCCACGACAGCCGAAACTCGCTCCTTGGTGATCCCGATGGCAGTAAGCCCTGCGGCGACCAAGTCGCCTAGGCCCATCTTTGGCGGCTCAGTTCCTGCCTTCTGCTGGCGAGGATAAGCAGGATGGTCAACGTCAACCTCGTACCATCCGTTGCCCAAGTCCTCAAGCAGGCACGGTTTAATCTCGTCCCACGAATAGCCACGCTCGACGCAGCGTGCCATCACGTCAGCAGCGTGAAGGATCATGGTGCCTCGTTACACGACTGCCTAGACGTGATGAGAACTGTGTAACTGAGCCCGGCAAGGATTGAGTCAACGGCATTTTTTGCGTATTCAAGGTGTTCGCCAGAGCCATCGTTGATTGTCAATGCCAAACTTCCAAGTGAACTAGTGCCACCGCTCAGCGTGATTGTCAGCGGCGTTGTTATTTGTTGCACTTCTTGGCCAAAATAATTGCAGATTTTTCCTTGGCCAGATACGCACGCCGATGGTATTTCGAATTGCCCGGAGTAGCCTCGAGTCCATTGCCCAGTGTTTCCAACCGTTCCTGCGCTCTCGAAATAAAATGTTCCGCTGGCCGTGCAGGTTAATGCGACGGAAAACCTTCTAATGAAATTTTGGTTAAAAATGCAACTAACTGTGATTGATGCATCAGCAAAACCGAAAAACCGATTTGAAACGTCTGGTATAGAAACGAATCCGTTTGCTCTGTGCGTACTTTCTGCACGAAGATTGCTACCGTTATTTGACGACACAGACGCGCTTTGATTAGAAGTTGCAGGAAACGCTTCCTGTCCTGAAATTGAAAAAGGGAGTAGGTTTGTAATCAACGACGACGCAATCACTTGAGACAAGACTGGGAAGCCGCACTGATACGTACCATGCTTTGCAGCAAGCGGATTGACAAGTTCAATAGAATACACGCACGTATCTGAGCACGTACACAGCTGCTGACAGCACGGGCAGGCCATCACGGCACCCGCAGTCTAACGTAGGCAGACGTGGCAGTTTGCGCAATGATTGTCATTGATGTGGTTGTCAGTGTCTTGCCAATCACGATGCTGCAGTTGCTTTGGTTGAGCGTTGCAGAGACTTGAACGTCAGTTATGCGAGAAACGCTTTGGGTCTGGCTAACAAACACCGCCGTGCGTGCCTCTAACTTCGGAACGACAAGCCACCAGTTCGTTCCCTCACGCCCAACAACGCAATCTTCGTTGACGTAGCCACTGAGCGTGATGGGCCACGACAGATTGACAGCGTTGACCGTGGCCGTCGGTGCGTACTTGAACGTCACAACCTTGCTGCCGCCGATTGGCCACGACCCAGAAAACGTAGCAGCCCTCACCTGCTTCGGCATCCGGTCGGCGAACCGCTTTTCAAACGTCAGCGGCGACGCGCTCGGCGGCGTGGTTTCCGCAGCACGCACCACGTCCGCAATCCGCTCCGCGGACTCGTACGTGAACTGCACCGCGTCGGCGGGTTTTCTCTGACGTGCCATTACGACGGCGGCGTACCGAAGAGCGATGTGAAGTTGGCCTCTGGATTCACGCGACGAGCAAGGATCGCCGGTCGGCCTGTCGCTTGGTTGCCGTTGCCATCAAGTGCCACGGGATTGGCCGACGCCACCCACTCACCGTTTTTGAAATCAAACACCATGGCTCGCCGTTTCTCGCTGCCGCTCAGGAAGTTCCAGCCAACGTCTGGCAGTAGCAGTCGCCAGCCGGTCTGGCGATACATGAACTCAAACGAAGCCGCCCAGTACGTGTACGAAACTCCGTTAAATACTTCGGTGGTGCGAGTTCCGTTTGCTCCGGTTACTTTCCACGACCACGCTGACGCGCCCCACCATTGCCCGTCGTTCAGGCTGTTCAGTGCTCGCATCCCGGCAAAGAAGTCCGCGCTGTCTCTGCCTGTTGGCCCAAGCGAGTCGGTGGCATAGTTCTGACGCAAAGTCGCCTTAACCATGCTTTCTTCGGTTACGAGTCCTTCAAAATAATCGTAGGCCGAGTTGGTCAGCGGATACTGCGTGCCGTTCCCGCTGCCGTCGTAATAAAACAACGCCGGCACCTGCCCCTGGCTAGCCTCTAAAGTCCACTCAGCGGATCGTGACGTTGGGGCAAGAACATCATTGGCAGTCAGTTCTCCGTACTCGGCCACCACCTCGACGTGGTACGGCGAATCTCCGTATCTCTCGTTGACTTGAACCTTGCGAAGAAAGGCGAATGAGATATCTGGGTGTGCCTCGCCAAACGTGCTGACGCCGACGGCCGTCAGGATTTCGTTAATGCTGTTAGTCGGATTCCCTTGGAGCGTGTTGTCCGACAGCGTGCAGACGAACCGCCGCACGGCAACTCGATCCGCCTTGATCTCGTTTTCGTACGTGCGGGCAAGTTCTTGGTATGACGCAACGCCCATCAGTTAAACCTCGCTGCACCGACGATGGCCACAGGCTGATTGAAGTAGTTGGACGCCGCCTGGCCAACACCAAGAGCGATCCGCTCAAGGAGCTTGGTTTGCAGCCGCTGCTGGATCAGGGCCGGATCTTGAGCGTTGGCCGCCAGGTCGAGCACTAGGTTGGCACCCTGCGTCGTGCGAACGTCCTGCACGCCAATCGTCTGATCACCCAGCGTGTTGAGTTTGGCAAGCCGCTCTTCCTGCCGCTTCGCTTCAGCGGCGGCGGCCTTCTGCTGCTCTTCAAAGATGCGGGCCTGCTCCTTAGCGTAGGCCTGCTGTGCAGCCTGCTGCTGCTGTTGGTATTGCTGGGCAGCGGCCAGCTGCTGCTTCTGAAACTCCTGCTGATTCGTGAGCAGTTGCTGCTGCTTCTGCAGTTCCTGCTCACGGCCGGCGGCAATCTGCTGCTCAACCGTCAGGGCTTCTTTCAGCAAGTCAATCCGCTGGACAGCGGCCCGTGCGGCATTCAAGTCGTTCTGTTCGCGTGCCGCCTCAAGCGACTGCCGCTCAAGGGCGATCCGCTGCTCTATGGCTTCAATGTTGAATGCGGCCTGCTGGCGACGGGCGGCAACCTGCTCGGCCACTGCAATCTCGGTCTGTGCCTGCTGGGCAATAAACTCGTTGACTCGTTGGTTGGCATCAACGTCCAACTGGAAACGCTCTGCAGCTGCAGCCTGCTCTTGTTGGCGGACTGTTTCAAGTTGGGCGATGCGTTCTTCAAAGACTCGACGCTGCTCAGCAATCTCGGCTTCGTAGACAGGCTTCGGAATGATGCCGTCCCGCACTTGCTCTTGGGCTGCCGCAACTCCTTCTTGGAGTTTCATGGCGGCCTCGGCCCCAGCGTTCCCGAACTCGCCAGCCTTGTTGACTAGAGCGTCAAGGCTTTCTGCCGTGTTTGTAAACGCTTCAGCAAAGCCGTTGGCGAATCCTTGCTCAATCGCCTGCGACTGATCCTCCAGCTTGGTCCGCAGCCCGTCGAGTTGAGCGAGTCGTGCAGCTGCAGAGTTGGCCGACTCTTGATCCGCTGCGGCCCTGGCTGCGGCAAGTTGCTTCTCGGCCTCGGCCTGCTGCTCAATGACAAAGGCAATATCCTGCTGCAACTTTGTCGCCGCGTCATTTGGATTCAGCAGCGTCTCAATCCGCTTCTTGTCGGCCTCGGCCTTCTTCGTCGCTTCGTCGGCGGCTTTCTTCGTCTCCTCGGCCACTCGCTTGATAGCGGCAATTTGCTTCTCGTACTCAGCCGTTGCGTTGGCAACTGCTCTGGCGTACTGCTCGCCGTTGTAGTTCTCTTCCTTGGCTACGTCCGCAAGATCACGAAGAGCCTGCTGGAACTCAAACGCTGCCTTGAATCCTTCTTGCCCGAACTCAGCGGCCTTGTCGATTGCAGTGTCAAGAGCCTTGTTGCCGTTCTCGATAGCACGCTGCAAGTCTTCCAGTGCCTTGGTATCGGCCTCGACTTCGGCACGGAATCCTTGAGCGTTTGCGGCTGCGTTTTCGGTGCTACCAAAGAACGAGTCAAAGAGGCCGTTAACGTAGGCTAAGCCGTCGCCAAGAAGACCAAACCCTTGACCAATCTTGTCCAGGATAGGCGTCAGTACTGAACCAATCGCCTGTGCTAGCCTGCTTACGCTTCCAATGACATCAGCAAAAAGGTTGGACACACCTTCTGCAATGCCGGCAAACGGCAGAAGGATGTTCTGCCCAAGGCCAAGAATAGATGTTTTGACGTTGTCGAAGGCCTGACCGAGCGAACTGATGCGGCCTTGGTCAACGTCGCTGATTGCAGCAGCAAACCGCTTCAGTGCGGCCTCGCTCTCTCCAATGGCATTGAACCCAGGCAGCAACGTCAGGCCGGCCTTGCCGAGCGTCTCTGTCGCCAGTGCCGCCCGGCGTGCAGGATCCTCAATCCCCTGCAATGCCGCTGCCGTCTTCTCAGCCAACGATGCCGGGTCAAGCGTCAGCAGTTCTTCCTGCGTTATGCCGAGCTCACGGAATGCGTCGGCAGCCTTGCCAGTGCCGCTGCGAGCCTCGTTGATGTTTACGGCCAGCTTCTGGATGCCAGCGGCCAGGGCGTCAATGGCAACGCCGCTGCGTCGTGCCGCCTCGTCCAAAACCTGAATCGTTTGGAAGTCTGTGCCGAGACGTAGGGCTGTGTTGCCCAGCTGCTCGACTCGCCCTTCGAGGTCTACGAGTCCACGGGTGATGGCCGTGGCAGCAGTACCAAATGCAGCGAATGCGGCCACGCCAAGATTGAGCGGCGTGGCTAGCGACGAGAACTGCGTGCCGAGGCTGCGGATGCCGGTATTCAATCCTCCAGCAAATACACGATTAAGACCTTCTGAAGCACTGGCGATCCCAGAGAATCGTCCGGCAATGTTTCCCAGTGGCCCTGGCAGCGCAGAAAGAATGCCGCTGATCTCGTTGAACTTCAGCCCTTCTTTTGCTGCCCGTGCCGTCTCGTCAGCGAACGTGTCTGCGGACTTGGTGGCCTTCGCCAGAGCAGCGTCCGCCTGGGCGACGCCTCGTGCATATGTCTGCTCGTCAATCGCTCCAAGGCGAAGCAGACGATTGAGCCGCTCCATCTCGTCGGAGTGAATCTTTTGTTCCGTGCGAAGGGAGCGAGTAGTGGCGATGCCTTCTTCAAACGCTGCCGCCGTTTGTCGTACTTCTTCCTGAAGGGCAGCGTACTGATCCGTGTACGCCTGGGCGTTAAGGCCGCCTTCAAGTTGTTTTGCCAGCGCGGAGAACTTCTCGTTTAGCGTTGCCTGTGCGGCTGCTGCAGCCTCGTTGTCCTTAGCAAACTTGTTGAATACCGCAGTGGTCTTCTCGGCCTGCTTGCCAAGGTTCTCCAACGCCTTCTCAGCAGGCGTGAGGTTCTTGATGACGCCGGATGCGTCAGCAGACACCTTCATCGCTAGTGAGAGAATGTTGGCCATAGTTACGTTTCAAAGATTGCTGAGAGTTTCGCCAACTCCCTGGCCATCTCCTCTGATGTCTGCGGTGGTTTCTCAATCGGGACGAAGTCGGATGCCTTTGGTGCCTTGCCTCGCTCGCTGTACGGTGCCAGCACCGCACTTGTGAGCAGGCCTGTCTGCTGCCATGGATCTGGCAAGGCGTGGTAGTAGCGGGTGAATGCCACCCACTCCGACAACTCCTGCGAGTCCATGCGGCGTGACAGTTCACGCACCGTCATTCCAAGGTGCCCGGCGAGGCGGAAAAGGAATCTCCGCATCGGCCGGGTCTTCAGTTTTTTGCGAGCTCCTCCACGTCGCTTTCAGTCATGTTGTTGTGCTTCATCGCCTTCTCGAAGAGCTTCGACACAACAGCCGAAGACTTCTTCGCCAGCTGCTCAATGCCCTGCTCGTCGAAGAGCCGCTCGCCGTTCTCGGGATGGCACAGGCAGCGGGCCAGGTACTTCGTGCGGAAGTTGTCGATGCCACGCTCTTTGTTGCCGATCCACTCCTTCTCGTAGCTGTCCCGCTCTTCCACGGTCATCACACGGATGCCGAGCACCAGCGGCTTGCCGGTGCCGTCCTTCCACTCCTTCACCGTCACCTTGAGCACGGACAGGTCATCCGATGCGAGGATCTGGGCGGCAAGCTCTTGCACAGTAAGGGCCATGAAAATCTCCTAAGGCTGGATTCTTAACGTGACGCCGTAGCGGGCCACGTCGTTGACCACGCCCTGCAACGTGAACTTCTCCAGAACAGCGTTCCCAGAGTAAGCAAGCCCGCCGCCAGTAATGGAAACGTTAGCACGCTTTCCGTACTTGGCTGTCGAGATATTTGCCGTCGCAAAGCACGATATCTCTATAGTGCCAAGGTCAAGCGTCCACGTACTGCCACGAGCTAATGGCAACGCGCCGCCATGCGTCACGCGCAGCTCTGAGACTTCGCCGAAGTCAACGCCGTCCCACGTAGCCGTGACGCCAGACGCATAGGTAGCCATGACGGTCCTCCGTCAGGCTTACCGCTCGAGCTTGATCGTCGCCTGGCCTCGGATGGCGTCCTGCGTGGCGAGCGTCAGCGTCGAACTGGTCACGGTGCCGTTCTTGCTGCTCACGCCCGTGAGTGCCACGCCACCGATGGTGAGCACAAATGATCCGGTGCTCTTGTCAGCGATGAACGTCTTTCCGATGTAGTCAAACGTGACGCTGCGGCCGGTTTCGCCAGAGGCGGCACCAGCAAGCGGCAGCTCAAGAGTCTTGGCGGTTTCGCCGGCAGTCTGGCCGAGATGAGATACGGAAATCTTGTCTTCGTCCGCCGTTGGGTCGGTGGCACTGACAACCACGTTGGTGACGGTGTAGGTCACGGAGTTGAACGTCAGAACTGTGCCGGCACCGTCGTGCGGGGTCTCAAAGGGCATCTCTTAAATCTCCTGCCAGAGGATTGAGTACTGCTGTTGAACGGTCAGAATCGGCGGCAGGTCGCCGCCCGCAAGTTGCACCACGCCGTCCGATTCCGTATCCAGCGACACGTTCCGAACGCTCACGTAGTTTTCCACGGAGGTGCCGTATCCATCCAGAACCGAGCGGCACTTGTCAGCGATGTCTCGGGCCTCGCCGTACGTCTCGGCGTATACGTCCACGGCCAGCAAAACCGTTCCCATCCCCATCGGCCCGGATAGAGACTGCGACCGCTGAACGGCGGTGCGACGCCAGGTAATGAACGGGAGCGACGCCGAGGCCGGGGCCACGACGGGGTAGACACGCTGACCCACTAGGGCGGCCACCTCGGGGCTTTGAACCAGGGCATTGGCTAGCAGCTGCTCGGGGCTCTTCAGTGGCATGGCTACTCTCCGATGACGCCAGTGATGGTTCCGCTACCGCTGGTGGCAACCCTCGCCAGGGCGGCATCTAGCGAGATGCTGAGCTCACGGTTAAGGATCTCAGCGACTTGGTTTTGTGTCTGGGCGAATGCCGTCTGAATCGGAGGACGGCCAGCACGGCCACCGGCTGGATTGGCCGGGATTCGTATGGCCCCCTGGCCTTTCTTGCCCTTCATGAAGAAGGCGTAGGGCTGCGACTTCGTGCCGTCTGGGTTGATGCTGAACGGGCCACGAGCCGCAAGGCTTGAGGCGATGACGGCCCCCTGGCCTTTCACTTGGTGAGCGTTGACGCTTGCCACCTTGCCAGACTTCATCCGGCGAGTGTGGGCCTTACGCTGGAAAGGCTTGTCTGAAACCTTCTCAACCAAACGCTCTTTCGTTCCAAACTCCAGCCACCACTGATGAAAGCCACGCTCCTTGCCAAGCCGCACGCTGCCGGGGCCGGTCGTGCCTTTCTCCTTGGACGATTGCCGAAAGCCGATAAGCCCAACGGCCGCACCGCTCTTCGGATACTTCACCACCTTGTAATGGGCGGCACGCAATAGGTTGCCCGTTGGCCCTACTGGCGTGACTTCACGCAGCCGTAGATACGCCGGCCAGACGGCACGCTCCAAAGCATCGCCGAGGATGTCGGCCAATCCCTTCTTCCCGTCAGAGCCAAACAGGTTGGCAAGTGCCTTTTGCTTCTCGTTCAGGTCCGAGGCGTCAAGGCTAATCGTGATGAATGCCACTAGGTCGCCTCCTGGCACAGCAGCTCGTGCTCAGTGCGGTTGCCGTGCTCAAGCAGGCTGACGATCTCCAGCGTGCGGCCACGCCACTGCAATCGCATCTGCTGTGTCAGGCCCGACAGATACCGCATCCGCACTCGATGGCTGGCCTCGGTCTGCTGCTGGCCCTGCAAAAAGAACTCACGGGACGAGATGCCTTCGACGCTGGCCCAACGGGTGGCGAACGTGCTCCACGTCTGCACGGCCTCGCCCAGGCTATTCCGGTTGTCGGACGCCTGCTGAACGGTTACACGCTCACGGAGCTTGCCGATGTCCATCAGTCGTCTGCCCAGATGATGACGGTGTAGGTGCCAGTGGTGTCGTGTGCCATCAGCTGGAGCACAGGCTGCGTGCCGTCAAGGTTCGTTACGGCGGCCTCCCCGCTCTTCGACATCAGCCGGAAGTCCGTTGTGCCGGATTCGTTCAGCTTTCGTGGCGTCGAGCCTGACCATGAGTAGGCCAGCTTCCGAGTATTCACCAGCGACACGACAGCCCCGGAGGCGTCACGGTAGTCCGTGAAAGTCAGCGTCGTGGCGGCGGTGCCAGCCGTCCCGGTGATACGCACCACCTGGCCGCTGGTGTATCCATTGGACGACTCCAACGACAGCACCTTCAGACGGGCGGTGCCAGACTTGTCGTGGAAAAGAGCGTCAACAGTGATGCGGCCGTCAATGCTCATGAGCCGTACATGACGAGTGTGTATGTGGCCGTGCCTGAGCCAAGCGGGCCTACCACAAAACCGTCAATGCCTCCCTGCTCTGTCCCGAGAACTGAAACGCCGTTCGCCGGGCACCGTGTCCACGCACGCCCAGAAGACTCTTCCACTGTGCATTCCGCTGAACACTCAAACACGATTTGATTCACATAGGTCAAAGACACCACATTGCCTGACGCATCGCGGTATGTGGTTGGGTCAATCAAGACGGAAACCGCCGACGTTCCAACAACACCGCTCGCCACAGCAACTGTGCCAGTAGAAATGGCCGTGGCGTTTTGCAGGCTCACCACGCTGATGGCGTTGGTGCCGTCCTTGTCGTGGACCAGCAGGTCAACGCTGATGCGGCCTTCCACGCTCATCGATAGGAGCCCCAGCGTTGCGAGTCGAGAAGCGACTTGACGCCGAATGGCACCTCGTTGAGCGAGCCAGACTCGGCCGCAGCCCGCTTCTCGTAGAGGATTCCGACAATCATCAGAATGGCGTGGCGGATTGCGGCTGGCACACTAGATCCGGCAGCCCCGTACCCTGCCCACCACGTCACGCTCACGGCGTTGTCATCCATCAAGTGCGGCGGCCACGTTTGGCCATACAGCGTCTTCACCGCGCCTGGCGTGCTGTTGCGGTCTACTCGGTAGCTGGCCGTGGAGTAGGTAGCCGTGGTGCCGTTCTCGTACGTGAACGTCAGGGCAACCGCCGTCGTGGTTCCAGCGGTCGCCATCGGCGGCCGTGGCAACTCAATGTCGTGGGTGCCATCTGGCGGGAACGAATCAAACCGCATCACCCACTGCGTATTGACCAGCGTGCGGTCTAGGTACTGCTCGCACCACTCACGGCCGGCAGTGATGAGCGTGCCGATGTAGGTGTCATCGTCGCTCGTATCGACTCGCAGGTGTGCCTTCGCCTCGGCTACTGAGACGGGCTCAACGGCTGGCCCGGTCTGTCGTGTCAGGCTTCGATACTGCACGGCGTCGGCTCCTCTTCGGCGTGGCGTCTGCGGTTTCTACGTCGTGCTCGATGGCGGCCGTCTCAATCAGCGACGGCTGGTTGTCTTCGACGGCCACCCGCTGGGCGAGCAGCTGCGTGGTGATGCCGCCAGGAAGCTCAGCCGTCTGGCCCTTGCGGTATCCACGCCACGCTCGGGTGAACTTAATCTTCGGCATTAGGGCACGCTCCATGCAGATTCAGGACGTTTGCCGGTGTTCGTAAACTCGGTAGTCCACTGGAAAACAGGGCCGGCGAGTTGCTTCCCTGGCCACGTCACGACGTACTCGCCGTGGCCCAGTACGACACGGGGCGAGACGAAGACACGGTTTCCGCTGTCTCGCCAGTTCCGCCACCACCAAATGTCAGGATCGACTCGCCCGTCGTTCCATGAGCCTTGCGGATCTGGCTTGCTCCAGAACCATGGCTTCTTCGCACGCTTGAGTGCGGCCGTGCTGATGACGGTGCAGCCAAAGTGTGCCGTATCTACTTCCTGCACAGGCTCGGCAAACCACGACGTAGGCACCGCCGTGTGTCCTTCGTCTGGAGGATCATCGAGCGTGCCTTTCAGCGTGAGCATCGGGCGGCCGTCTTCACGCTTTGTCTGCAGCCCTGTGATGGCATCGCATTGGAACGTCATCGCCATGGCGAAGAGCGTTTCCACATCTTCCTTCGTGAAGAACGTGTCGTAGTCAATCGCTAGCAAGTACTCGGCCTTGTCGATGAACTGTTCCATCACCCTGGTGTTGACTTGATCCCAGAACGCACCAGTGCCCATTGTGGGGCGAATGCCCAAGGGCATGAGTGCCTGGGCCCATGCGAAGTGATTGGCCGTAAACGAGAGCCTAGGCATCGACAGGATGGCTTCGACTCGGATATCGACTTCGGTGCCACCTACCTTGACCAGCATGCTTGCCTCAAAAAAGAGAGCGGGCGGCCCCGTCGTGGAAGCCGCCCGCTCAAGATTGCAGACTCGTCAAGCCGTCAGGATCACAGGCCGACAAGACCGATGATTGGACCGGCCACGGTCGAGGTGCCGAGGTTGGCGTGCGTGATCGCCACGCGAGCCACCGCACGGATCACCGTCTGGTCGCTCAGGAAGTTCACCTGATCGCTGGACGCGATCTCGATGGCCTGGCGGATGCCGTAGTAGCTTGAGTTCGCCATGTTCCCATAAAGGGCCATGATCGCACCCGTCGAGTCCGCACCGCTCGGGAGCCGGTCGGTGAGAACCACCGGCGAACCCAAGAAGGTCGGACCCATGCCAGCCGTCATGCCTACCGACCCGCCCTGGGCGAGGTCGAGGTTCTGCATGCAGCTAGCGAAGAAGTACGGCGAGCAGAACCACTTCGCACCGGCCCGGCTGTGCTGCGGAACCGCAGCCATCATCGCCAGCAGGTTGGCCTTGGTGACTTCCTCGGGCGTGTCACCGGCAGCCGTCACGAGCGACGCTGCGTAGGTGGCACCAGAGGAAGCAAGAAGGCCGCCCGTGTGGCTGGTCACGAGGCCAGCGACCGCAGGGGCGTTGCTGGGGTTTCCGCTCCACGCAGCCGCTTCCACGGCGTTGCTGAGCGTCAGCGACAGCTCGGCAGCGATCCAGTCGGCGATGGACACAATCGAGTCCTGCAGGAGCTCCGACGCAATCGTCACGGCCCCCGTGACCTTCTTGGCCGTCAGCGTGATCTGGTTGCTGGTCGGGTCGCTGGCAGTGATGGCCGAGTTCTCGTCGATCCAGTACGCAGTCGCACCGGCAGTCCGGCGAGGGAAGAGCAGCACGTCGCTCGGCATGACCACGTTGGTGGCATTCTGAGCAAACGCGGAATACTGATCCACCAATCGCACGACCACAGACGACAGGATATCAGGCACGAATGCCGATCCGGTCGTTGCGCCGGTCGAGCCCTGGGCACGGGCCTCGACGCCGTGGTCCTGGCACCACCGCTTGGCCTCCACGTCGCCGCCCTTGGCCTTGAACCACATGCCCACCGAGTAGGCGTCCTTGGCGTTCTCAAACGCACGGAGCCGGCCCGAGAACGGAACCGCTTCAATGCGGACCTTCTCGCTTCGCTCTTCCTTCACCTCGGGAGCGGGGGCACAGCGGTCAACCACCGTGCGGAGGTTCTTGGCAGAGTCCGCAACGCTTCGCTCAAAGTCGATCTTCTTGGCGAGCTTGGCGGCGTCAGCCGTCAGCGTTTCGAGTTCCAGATCGCGCTCGGCGATCTTGTCAGCGTCCTCGGACTCGATCGCACGCACGGCGTCGATCCGGTTGGCGAGCCTCGCCGCTTCGTCCTGCAACTTCTTGAGCGTGTCCACTGTGAATCTCCTGCGGCGGTATTGCCGATGGAGTCCACAGTGCCACTAGCGTGCCGGCCTCTTGCAGAACCGCACTTCAGAAACTGTTGTTTTCACAAACACCACCCCACGAGCACCGCACTTGGGACAACGCATGTAACGCTGACGCTCATCACCACACGGGCGAGATGAGCGGCACCGCAACTTTTCGCCGCAGGTGCAGCGGGCCTCAGACATTGCGGAGCCTCAGTGCCCACGCAGCAGCGGCAGCACTAATACCACGGCTCTTGGCAATCCAATCAACTAGAGCCTTGCGGTCTTCGGCACGCTCCTCGGTAGCAGCGGGCACTTGCGTGGCAAGCCACGCCTCGTAGGACCGCTGGGCCACAGTGACGCTGCTGGCGGGATAGGCCGGCGTCAGGACAACGGAAACGTCTACAAGCGAACTGACTTCCCGCACTTCTCTGACTGCGCCTTGCTCGTCGCTAGACCACCTGTCGCCCTTGCCCGGCTCAAGGCCGAAGGCAAAGCTGCTGCCCTTAAGGTCACGACGCCTGACCAGTTCCATCGTGTCACGCCCCACCTGTGTATCCGGCGGAATGACGGTATACCGCAGCCCCTTATCATCGCTGGTGAGCTCCAGCGTGCCGCTGGCTGACCGGCCGAGAATCAGGTCTGGGTTGTGATTTAGCAACGCCACCACGTCCTGCTTGCCGCGCTGGCGGTTAAGAACTTTATCGAACGCACCTGGCAGGATTATCTCGCGGAACTGCGATCCACCTTCTCGCAGCGGAAGGCTGAAGCGGTTGTAGACGGCGGCATATCCAGTCAGCACCTGCGTGCCGTTGGCGCGAGTCTCAATCGTGAGCTCAGCTTCTGGGCACTCGTCAAAAGCTAGGCAGCGGCGTTCAAGTTCCATCGGTCTGCTCCTGTTCTTCGGCCTGGTCCTCGGCGTCATCCTCGGGGCTGTCCTCGCTCTCGACGGCTGGCGGCTCGGGCATCGGCTCCGCTGCCGGCGGCTCTTCGCCCACCTTGTCGAGCGTCGTCATGTTGAGTTGCACAAAGTGCTTGTCACCTTCCGGCCCGATGGGGTTGAGGTTCTCAAGTTCTCGGATCTCGTTGATCGTCATCCAGCCGTTTTGCAGGGCCGAGACGTAGTAGGCCGAACGGCCAGCGTGATCGCCTCGCAGCATTCCAGAAACGCTGTGCTCCGCGAAATACGTCTCATCATCCACGATGAGGTCACGGCTGATGGCAGCCTCCCATCGCTTTAAGTGAGGCATTAGGCAGTACTGCACAAACTCAAGGCTCTGGGTTTCGATATTGTTAAAACTGCTTCTAGTGAGGTCTTGAATCATGTGCGGAGGCACACGAAACGCCCGGCAGATTTCGATGACTTGATACTGCCGAGTCTCCAAAAACTGGGCGGCCTCATTGCTGCCGCTAAGCTCGTGGGCCTTCACGCCGTTGGGCAGTACTGCCGTGCGGTGGGCACGATCTGGGCCACGGTGCATACGCTCCCACTGCTCACGCAGCCGCTCGGCCGCCTCTATCGGAATCGGGTTGTCGCTCTCCAGCACAATGCCGGGCCTTGCCCCGTTGCCAAAGTACGTTGAGCCGTGTGCCTCCAACGCTTGGGCTAGACCGATGGCATTCTGAAAAATCTTGTATGTGGGAATCGCCTTGATGCCGTCCTCGGTCGTGAACCGCAGGCAGAAAATCTGCTCCTGGCCGTAGACCGTCTGCCTGCCATTCGGCTCACGGTATATGTACCGCAGCGTGCCGTTCTCCAGCCGCTCCACTTCCATGCGGCTTGAATGCAGCGGCCACAGTTCCGACACGGCACCTCGAGCACCGGGCCGGATCTCGGCGTAGCTCGCACCGTAGTGCAGATACATGCCAGTCATCCAATCCCGAAATTCTTGAGCCGTCTGCCACGGGTTGGGCTGCTGGTGTAGGAGCCGATAGACCGGGTGGTTTGTGGCCTTCTGTTTGCCGCCGTTGGCCATACGCTCGTAGACGTGCAGCGGCAACGCCGAGACTGCGTCCGAAATCACCCGGATACAGGCCGTGTAGGCAGAGCAGGCCATCGAGTTGTCGGCGTTGACTCGGATGCCAGACGGCGTGCGAGACGGCGAAACCTCGGGCCAATCAATGCCCCGGAGATCAATCATCTTGAAGTCGGCGGCGGCGTTTTCGCTCATAGGGTGATGATGTCCCAGGACTGCTCGGGTGCTGGTGCCGTTGCTGTGTCGTAGAGCCCAAGAGCCATGCACAGGCTCACGATCCCGTCAATCCGCTCGTGGCTCCGCTTCTTGCTTGGCTTGATGTTGTCGCCGTCCGTTTGAATCGCCACGTTTCCGGCCTGCCACGTCAGCGGCTCGCTGTTGTGTAGCAGCTTGCCGCTAACCACAAGGTTCTCTAAGTGCTTTGCAGCCGGGCTTAAAGAGCCGTAGTTCTGCCTAAACGTTACGACGTTGCACCCGTCTCCTTGCAGTTGATTCATGAGGTGCGTTGCGTTGTACGGGTCCACCCCAATGCTGCGTATGCGGTATTTCTCAGAGAGTGCGTTGATGTCTTTGCGGAGCCTTTCGTAGTCCGTGACGTTTCCTTCGGTGAGCGTTACGCCCTGCCCTTTCCTCGCCCATGTGATGTACGGCACCTTGTCCCGCAGTTCCCGCTGGTGGGCGTTCTCCTCAGGAATCCAGAAGTGCGGCTCGCACCAAAACGTGCCGTCCTCAAGCGGAAACAACAGCACCAGTGCCGTGGTGTCGAATGTCGTGGCCAGGTCTAGCCCAGCGAAACAATCCCGGCCGGCGAGGCTCACAGGGCACTGCCTGCTGCCTTGCGCCCAGTGATCCATCCGAAGCCAGCGGGTGTCCTGCTCTGTCCACTGGTTCAGGTACAGCTGCCGAAACGTGTTTTCATAGGCCGGCATTTCAACGGCCCTCGCACACTCCGTGCGGAGAAAATCGGCCTTGATGCTCACGCCCAGATTCGGGTTGGCCTTCGCCCAGATGTCTTCGTCCCTCCAATCGTCCTCTGGTGCAGCGGCGTAGATGGCTGGCAGGAATGTCTCGTCCTTCACGGCCCCTGTCAGCACCGCCTCGGCGTATTTCCAGATTTCCCAGCAGACGCTTTTCCTGTCGTGCCCGGCCGTGGTGATGTAGACCATGAGCGGCTGCCGCCTTGCTCCCATGCTCGTCTGCATTACGTCAGCCAGTTCCCGGTTTGGCTGGGCGTGCAGTTCGTCAAAGATGACGCCGTGAGCGTTCAGCCCGTGCTTCGTGAACGCCTCGGCCGAGAGTGCCTTGTAGAACGAGTGCGTATCTTCCCTCACAATGCTGTTTCGGTAGACCTTGAGCCTGGTGCGAAGCGATGGCGACATTTCCACGCACGCCTTCGCCATCTCGAACACCAGCCGTGCCTGCTCACGATCCGCACCGCACGAGAAGATTTGGGCACCAGGCTCACCGTCAAAGAGGAGCTTGAGTGCGATGCCTGCACACAGAGTGCTCTTTCCGTTCTTGCGGGGAATCGCCAGAAACGAAGTGCGGTACTGACGCATGCCGTCCGGCCGCAGCGTCCCGAAGAGCCGGCCAATGTAGCTAGCCTGCCACGGCTCGAGCACGAACGGCTTGCCGCCGAGCTCGCCCTGCGTGTGCCGCAGATGCTTGGTAAAAAATGTGACGGCATCAACGCCCGGCTGCCCGTACTCAGGCAAACATGCGCGCGTCTTCTTCGTCTTCCTTCGGGCCATTGTCCACCGCCGTGACTCGTGCCAAGGCCGAAGCCGTCAAGCCGAACTCTGCGGCAAACTTCAGCATCTGGTTTCGGGCGTCACGCTTGCGGTTCCACGCCGGGTGATTTGTCACCTTACCCTTATCGTCCATCAGCGTGGTTCCATTCGCCTTGAGCTCTGAGTCGGCCTGCACCATGTCGGCGAATGAGTCGCAGTACGCCGCCAGCGTCTGCTGGTGCCGTGGGCTCATTACCTTTGACGCCTCAAGCATCGGCACGATCCGCTGCCACTCAGCGGAAGCAACTTCGCCGAGCCATGCCGGTGCCGGCGGCGTGCCAACTTCTGCATCAATGCCGGTCTTGTGTGGTCCCCTAACACGCGAGCCACGCATGCTAAGGATCGCCTTAGGAGTCGGCTTGCGTCCCTTACCCATCGTGGCGGCCCTCACAAAGTCCCAATTTCGGCCCTGCGCTCGTTTGGCTTAGACAGCGGGTTTTCGTCCGATGAAGTTGCCGTTCGCGGACCCACCCTCCCCGGCCCTGCGTTCAGTGTTCGTCTTTCGTGCGTGGCACCGGATGCACAGCGTCCGCAGGTTGCCGAGCTCGTCGGCCCCGCCTTTGGACTTCGGCACGATGTGGTCAACCTGTGCCTCTCGCTTGTCTGCACACACACGCCCGCAGTCCTGGCATTGCCATGCGTCACGCACTAGGGCTGCCTGCCTCAGTCTCTGCCACGAGCGTGAGCAATAGCCACGGGCTGCCGCGTTGGGCCTGGTGCTCTCGTCTCGCTGGGGGCGTGACGCACGCAGACGCAGCGGCCTGTGGCATGGGATACGCTGCGGCATTAGCTCTTCAGCATCACCACGCCAACCGTGCCAGTGCTGTTCGTGGTGGCCGAGACGATCTTCAGGTATTCGACCCCAAACACTTCATCGGGCAGGGCATACGCTCGCCCGTCCGTGCTCGAGGCCGACAGGGTGAGATCAGCCACGCTGCCATCGGCCTTGTACAGGCGGCGGAACGTACCAGCGGGCGTGGTGCCTGCCCACATCTGGAGCGTGCTGGCGTTGGTGCTCATGGTGCCAAACGACACAACAGCACCAGCCACGTCACGCATGTCGAGCGTGGTGGCAGATGCGGTGGCCGTGTGCAATGTGATGTCAATGTCTCGGTTCTTGCGGCTGATGATGTTGTCGGCCATGAGTCTCTCCTGTGCGGTCTAGGGTATGGGCTGGGGTGGTTACTCTTGCAGTGACTGCTGCACCGCATCTTGGTACTCGGCCTCGGTGATCTCTGCTGCTGCACCGCTGCCAATCATGTAGCCAAGCATCTCCTCGGCAGCAGGGTACGCACAGAACTCGTCATTGACTGCCAAGACGATGCGTCCTGCTGCGTCCCGTGGAGCGACTGCGGCGGGGTCAATGCACGTCTGCGTTTTCGTCTCGGCGTTGGGGTGGCCCCATGCAGCGTCAAGGGCAAGCCTTGCCTGCTCATACACCTCATCGCCAGCATCGCAGCGGAAGTACCTCATGCGACGGTCACGCCCCATTTCTTGCCAACGCCACGCTCAATGGTGGTGATCTGTGAAGCGGACAAGGCTGATGCATAGACGACGCACTCGCTCATGTACATGGCGTTCAGGCTTGCAGTGTCGCATTTTCCAATCTGCAGTTTCGCCGTGGTGGTGGCGTAATTGCCGCTGGCATTTGTCCTGCTTCCAACCTCAACGCCATTGCGTCTAACAACCATGGTGGCACCGATTCGGTACACCGTCATTATGTGCGGAGTGGTCCACCCAGTATCACTTTGGCTTGCAATGCCAAGCCTTCCTCCACTGGCGTTCACGCTGTCAAAATACAACGTTGATCCGCCAAAGTGGCTTGCGAAAAACACTCGCCCATTTGCTTGAGCGTCAGATCCAAAAACTATGGTTCCGCTATTTGCTACGGTCGGCATATAGCAAGCCATCACAAGCACCATCGTCGGACTTGTTGTTGGCGTCAGCCAGTAGTCTGCAATCGTTGCTGACGAAGTAATGCTGTCGGTGGTGTCGAAATAGAGTGTCGGCTTGTTGTTAAATCCCGTGGCCTGGTAGGTCGGCTGATTGTTGGCTGTGCTCTGCGTGGCGTGGTATCCGTTCCCGCTTCTGTCATTGATCTGCGAAACGGTGCTGCCGTTCAGCGTGAGCGACGAGGTGTTGGCGGCATCCAGCCAGAGCTTCAGCCCGCCGATGCTCTTCGGGTTGAATCCCGTGGCCCGTGGCCTTAGCAGTCGTGGACTCATCGGCATGGCTTAGTTCTCCTGCGGCATGTCGCCGGCCCGTGGCTGCAGAGCGTAGAGCAATCGTGTCTGCTCGCTCACGGCCTTACTGATCTCACGCTGCGTCTCGCTCAGGCTCTTCACGAACGCCCTGTGCTCTTCAACAAGAGGCAGCAAAACATCAGCGCGGAGCACCCAGCCGCAAGCAATGGCAACCAAAGTGGGAAATCCCCACCGCTCGATGATTCCATACAGGGTGTCTTTCGCAGCGTCAGTCATTGCGGGCCTCACTGGACAGAAGCCGCATTTCGCTGCGGTTCTCGCTCTTCTCCATCCACCACCGTACAAGAATCTTGACGATCTCTTGCACCAGGGCTGAGAAGATGAGCAGCGTCAAGAAGCCCATCTGCATGTCGGCTCGCACTGAGCGTTCCACCGTGCGGGTGTAGTACTTGGCCACAACAGCGGCCTCGGCATCGTCGCACTGCTCGAGCACCGGGATGGGCCAGCCGGCAACGGCACGCCGCACGACACGGTTAGCAATGCGTCGGCCGGCAACACGCTGGAGCGTTGGCAGCTGGTCCCAGACGTGCGATTCCAAGTCGGTGAGCGTCATCGCTTGCCGGTTCCTTTGCAGACGGGGCAAGTGATTTTGATCTTCCCGTCACCGATGAAGCCGTCCACGCAATTGTCGCACTTGTCGCTTGCCGGCGTGGGTGCGATCTCGTGCCGCAACTGCGTCACCATGCGGGCTGTCTCGCATGCCATGTCGGCGGATACGCCCTGGTCATCGGGCAGCGTGGCCACGCAGCCAATCAGCACGACAGCGAGGCAGACAAGAAATCTCACAGCACACCTCGGAGCCAGTTATCTGGGAGCGTGGACGGCTTGAACCCGCTGTAGCCGGCGTAGACGTAGGAATCACGGCCTGAGAGCATGCGGTCGCACACTTCGGCGTCGATCCAAAAAGAACAGTTGCGGACGGCAGGCGGAATGTCGTGCGGGTAATGCTTGCCAACCGTGTTGGATTCGCCCCACGAGTTGGCACACAGCAGGCCTGGACGCTTGCCGCCACGAAGGCCAATCAGGCACATTGCGTGCCACCAAACGCCACCGGCCTTGCAAAAGCCGTCATCGTCTCGGCTCATGCTGAAGCCCTGGCCGCTGCACACCACCACCGGGTAGCCGTTACTGATCGCTGCGGCAGCCTCACTGAAGTTGGTGGCCAGCGTCGTTTCGCTGCACCGCCGCTCCTTGGCGAACGGCTCGAGCACGTTTGGCACGCCATTGCGTCCCCACTCACGGTCCCGCTGCTGCTTGCCTTCCTCGCGGATCACGGTGCCGCCGTAGTCCACGCCGTAATGCAGCGAGCCAAAATCTCGGATGGCCTTGGCGGCATGGAATCCCGTGGACCCATCGCCGCCTTGGTTGCTTTTCTGCCCGCGAGCCTCTACGCGTGAAAATCCATACAAACTGGCTTCGATTGTGCGGCCCTTCCATGCCTCGGGCTCTTTCCGCCAGTGAATGTCGCAGGCGGCGAGCACGTCCACCGCAAGGCTCGCGCCCCAGCCGACGCACGAGCCCACGTTGCCCTGAGAGCCACGCTTCCACTTGCTGTCACACGCCAGCAGAGCCGGGTACAGCATCACATCTTGGTCTGCGGCCTTTAGGTCTGGGCCGGCAGTCGCAATCGTGGGGTGCGGCAACGTCGCAACGAACGCTTCAGCACCTTCTGGATCGGGCAGGTAGCCCATGCCATGGTCGGCCATGCGTCACTCCTTGCCGACGCCGGCCCACGCTACGGCCTTCGCAAATGCGGTGTATCGGCTTCGCACGTCAGCAGTGACTGCAACCACGTCCGTGCCAACAGCCTGCCCGTAGGCGGCCTCCACGGCATTCCTGAGCGGCTCATTGCTTCCTGGCTGATGCTGCCCAATCCGACGCCACGCGATGTCGAGTGCCAGCGTGGTGAACATCCGCAGCGAGCGAGTATCCGTGAACGCCACTTCCGTGGTGACGGCGTCGCCGGCCACAACCACGGCGGCCTTGCTCCAGACCTGAGCCCATAGCATCCTGTCGCCCATTGGGACAGACTTAAGAGCCTCGGCCACCGGCTTCACCAGCTGCTGCATCTCCACGCTCGGAGTCTCCACGTTCACGCTGACGGCAGGAGCCGCCGGAAGCCTTGGCACAGGCAGCTTGCCCCAAGCCGCAGCCACTAGGAGGAGTGCGGCGGCGATTCGGCCGAGGGTGGCACGCTCGGCGTAGCAGGCCTGGGCGGCCGTAGAGAGCCAGCCAGCGATCCTGTCCCGGTACGGGGCGGCCAGCAGAGCAACCGCCGCCACCACGGCTGCGAGGCGTATGACGCTTTCATCGCTCAACGGGCGGCCTCCACCTGCAGCAGGCACCACCGAACCAGGGCTTCGCCTTCCTTGGTCTTCAGCAAGTCGCCCAGCATCCGCACCAGCTGGTCATCCACCTGGGCGTCAGTCTTGCTGGCCACCCACTCGGCGGCATCGCTCACCACGACGGCCTTAGCGTACGGGTCGGCCGTCTGCACGAAACGCTGGGCGTAGCCGACGAGCGGAGCCCACGTTTGCAGAAGTCGGATCTGGTCCCAGATCGACAGATTGCCGCCGTACTTCTCAAGTTCGGCCGGCGTGGCTTCGTAGTTTGGCAAGGCTAGTCCTCCTCTTCGGAGTCTGCCTCACCGTCGTCGTCCTCTTGCAGTGGCGTCACATTGACGATTTCGTTGATCCAATCGTACGCAGCGTCGTAGGCGTCTTTGGCCTCCTCGAATGCGTCTTTCCGATCCAGCCGAAACGGCTGCTTGAAAACCTCTTCGTCGAGCAGCTTCCCGTGGCCATCGGTGAGGTAGATGTAGGCATACAGCTGCCCGTATTCGATGACGATCCGCCGCAGCACGTCTTCCTTGCCCCGTGGTGACAGCGTCATCGGTTGGCCTCCCACAAGTCAGCGTCGCCGTCGTAGGCGGTGTGCTCTCTCGTCTCGCTGTCGAGAGGGATTCGCTTGAGCGACACCAGCTGCGTCTTGGTTACTCGCCGGTCCTCTCGCACGTCATCACTCCACGTCGCCTGTATCTGAATGCAGGCCTGGCGGATCTCGGTGGTTGTCGGATCTCGCTGCCGAACCGGCTTCGCACGCAGTTTGCGGTCGTGCCGGCGTGGCAACTCCCACACGACGGCCAGGCGGATGACTTGGTCACGGGAAATAGTCCACCGCTCGCACAACGCCCGCATAGGCATGTGCGTCATCCAATCGGCACGGAATGCCGTCAGGCTGATGGTTGCGGTGACGCCTCGCACGACTCAATCCAGTTCATAAGCATTCGCTGCGACGGGTTTAGGTACAGGTGCTGTCCTGTCGCCTTGGCAATGCCCTGATGAAACGGCACATGCTCGCAGTCTGACACGCCGTCATACGTTCCCTTCAGATACGCATCGGTTCGGTAGATGGCCATGCCACCGAACGCTGACGAGACAAGCACGGGCGGCGAGCCGACAGGCGGCAGCCACGAGAAGCCAAAACCTCCGTAGCCGTTCTGGTACGTGTCGAAGTAGCAGTTAGCCTGCCCAATGCCACGAAGTGCCCACAAGTCGTAGTGGCACCACTGCGGGCCGCCACCGAAGTCGTACTGAAACAACGACGTGCTGGCCATGCCGTAGGCACCCTGCAAATCCACGAGCCAGCCGAGGCCGTTCAGGAATCCTTCGTCGTTCCAGCCGCCCCACGCATCGAAGTCCACGACGCAGATGTAGTCGGCGTCCTTGGCACACGCTCGCACCCACCGCTGGCATGCGTCTCGGTATTCAGCCAAGGCAATTGTGCGACGGCCGGCGAACTCCGCGCCGTACTGGTCACGTCCAAGGATCTGATAGTGAAACGTCGCCTGCGGCTTCTCACGGCAGTAGTCGTGCAGCACCTCGAGCGTCTGATCTTCGCAGTCGTTGCTTTCAATGTGCAGCGACCACGCCCCGGCGATCTCTTGGAGTTTCTCCAGCCGGCCAAGGTTGCTGGCGAGGCGCACGGCACAGTTACGGGCGAGGCCCACGAAGGCCACGTTGGCATTTCGCAGACGCTCGGTGCCTTCGGCCACACGCTCACGGTAGGCATCAATGAACGGCTCATGCGGCAGCCAGAGCCGAGACGGCATGTCAGGCATAAAACACCTGCCCATCGTTTACTTTTGCAACCTTAAGCTCATGCCCATGATCGGTTGGCCACACCGTTGGATTTTCTGGCATTTGCTGATTGGCAGCATCGTGATACCTACGACACGTCTCAAGACGTTCATCTCGCGTCCTGACGAGCCACAGGTGATGCAATAGCGCAGCACCAACGACAACGTCTAACTTCGGCGGTCCTTCATGGACAACTCTTCTGACAGCATGACGTTTCAAGGATAAACGCATTTGTATGTCTGGCCACCAATGCTCATCAGTCAGCATAAGCGATTCGTTTATCCACAGATGAGCGCGTGGAAACCCGATTGCTTCGTAGTTCTTCCAATCCCCTGCAAGCAGATAGCCGGCCATTGCAAGCGATACTGTTTCGTCATCATCTAGCCTGAGTACATATTCTCCTGAGCAATGCGACACTGCTTCTTCAAGCACTGTCTCGACTACCGGGCAGCTTGACGCATCAAGTCGCACTTTTTTCGCCTTTGGAACGTTTACGTCACATCTGTCACAGCCAATCACCAACTCCGCTCGCAGTAAGTTTGCAAGCAGTGAAAGATGACTTAGGAACCTTGGCGTGTGGGGTTCTCCGCGTGTCACGCATAACACAGACAGCCTTTCAGACATCCACGCCTCGCTTTCGGCAGATAGCGGCTGCCACGTCCTGCGGCACGCCTGCACGTTTGAGGAACGCCCAGCACTCGACCATGTAACGACCTGAATCGGTGCTGTTACGTTGTGTTACGCCGTAGCCGGAATCGTCCTCGGTGAAGATGGCACCAGGCGCAGGCACATAGACGCAGCCACCCATGGCGGCCACGGCCGAATAGCCGACAGCGTCAGCCCACGGCCCCATCCGCCAGTACTCCAACTGGCACAGCCACAGCAGCCAGTTCCACCGGATGGCTGAGCCAATGCCCGTTTCGCACGGCAAGGCGTCGCTGCTGATGTGCTGGCATGCCTCGGCCTTCGTCATCGCCGTCACTTGGTGAAACGGCATTGGCACAGCACCGTGAGGATCTTGGCCCGGCTTCCTGCAGTAGTACGAGTGGAAGATCACGGCGGCGTTTGGCCACCGCATCGTGCTCTGCACAACGCCAGGGTAGAGCTCGTCATCGGCTGAAAGCCCGATGATGTGGGAACCGCCGAAGAACGTGAACTGCTCAGCGGCAGCCTGCTCCCAGCATGGTGCCTTCACGGCGTTGCGATGCAGCCAGACGCTGTCGTACGTCATCGCCGCAGCGTCGGCCACTGCCACGCTGTCATCAGTACTGGCGTCGTCGATGACGGCCACCTCCACCGGCATCTGGCTGGCCGCTGAGTAGATCGCCGCCGGCAACGTCGCAGCGTGGTTCCGATTTGGTATGTAGACGCTCACGCCCAACTTCACGAGATCCGCACGGTGGTCCGTGCCTCCGGGCCGTAGCTCTTCTCCACCACCAGGCGGCCAACTAGCGAGTCATCGCCCATCACGTCCTGCAGTGCGTCGAGCACCGCCTTGGCGATGTTGTCCACGTCGGGCCTCGGCAACTTTGGTGCGTCGGGCTTCACGCCGGACTTCTTCGTGTGGGACTTTGGACGTTCAAAGACGGCGTCAATCACCACGTTCAGCGGCTCGCCGGTTGCCGTGAGCCCAGCACCTCGAGCAGCTGCTGCCAGCGACTGCCGGTAGGCATGCACGGGGTGATCCTTGGGCACGTACGCACGGGCGAACCCGCCCGCAGTCGAGACTCTCGGCCTCGGCTGTGGGACGGGCTGCCCGGCGACGCTAAATGACACGGATGACATCAGCGATAGCGGATGACGGCGAACCAGCGGCGAGCCACTGGCGAGTAGGCCACGCCTTCCTCGACGATGACACGGGTGCCGAAGAAGCAGCAGTTGCGACGTGCTGCCTCTGGAGTTGAGCCGGTGCCAATCCCCTCGTACTGGCCGCAGCTGCTGTGAACCAGCGAGCCACGGCGGGCGATCACGACGGCGTGGTCCTGGGCACTGATGACGCTGCCACGACGGGCCACCACGGTGGTGTCGGCGTTGGCCGTGACGGCACAGGCCACGAACAAACAAACGAGCAAGGCAACCAAGAAACGCATAGCAGTCCTCCTGTGACTGGGAACAAATCCACAGCCAGCAGGATGGCAAGCGTGTCAAGCAAGCCGGGCAGGCGTACTATGCGGCACCAGTAACGTCCGCCGGTTGCGTCACGCTGCGGCAAGATGCCGAATCTCCGGCGTACTATGCAGCACGGCGGGTGTTATGGGGTTCTGCAGAATTACTGGTTC